TCTGTTATTGTTAATGAATGGAGTTAATCTTTCAAGCATTATCTTCATTGCTTCATCTAATTCCTTCTGGATGTAATCTCTTCTTAAATATGCAAGTGCAGAGTAAGGATCTATTAAAGACAATTTCGTAATGTTCATCATTAGCATCCTTAATGCATTGCCCCCCTTAAATACTCCTACTTCTGCTGCAATCATAGGTGTCTTAATTCTTTCCATAATGTATTCTTGCGATTTCCTAAATACCAGCATCCCTGTCCTCCTTATTACTTGTTATTTTTAAAATATTCATCACTTGTCTTCTCTATTCTATTTAATAATTTAGGACTGCCTAAATCTATTCTATAATAATTCAATATAAAATTAAGATATTTCGTTCTTGTCATTCTGTCTATCTTGAACCTTGCCAGCTTTCTATAGAGGCCTTTTAATTCCCTCGGCCTTAAAACTATCTTGGGGTCATCACAGAAATGATATCCAATAGTCGCAAACTTTTTATCCTTTAATAAACCTTCAAATATTGTGGTTGAGCTGAAAGCAGTAAACTTATCAAATATATTGAATAAGGAATGAATGCTCTCATTGACTTTTATTATGTTTGAATATTTATCTATAAAATCCATATCTCCTGCTAGGTTCTTCTTGATTGTAGAATATACCGGATGAGGCTTGAATATAAACTTTACTTCCGGATTCTCTGTTGCTAGTTGGCCTATGTAATCATAGTAGGTTTTTATAGTTTTGCTATGACTGTGGATTAAACTTTTATCGCCTAACTCTTGGCCTAATATAACTATATATTTATCATTCTTATTTAGGTTGTATTTCTTAAAGAACTCATCTTTGCTTACTTCTACCGGTTGTTCTATTTTAGATTTTTTAGGGATATCAATATCCTTGATTCTTACTTTGTCCACATACTTCTTGATTTCGTTCTTCGGTGTGTAGTGGTACCCCTTCCTGTCAAAGACCTTATCCCCATCTAGAAAAGCCTCACAGAATAGATAGTCTATACCTAGCTTCTTAATGTCTTCCGGAGGGTAATGAGTTGTTATTATTAAATCTACATGGTTGTCCTTAACATATTGTTTTATATCAATTTCCTTATTTATTATTTCAACTTGATAAGATTGCAATGATTTATTATCTCTTATCGGCTTATGATATCTCGGCCCTATCTTATAAAATAGTATTTTCTTTAGAGCTTTCTTTTTCCCTTGGTTCTCAAAAGCGGAGATTATCTTTTCTTTGGGTATTTCCTTGTTGCAATCATGGCTTGGGTTCAAGCAGTTGCAAAATGGTTCCGGGTGAACTACTGTGGTATTGCTTAGATCCCAACCGCTTAAAAATAGCTCTGGTTTCTGGCATCCTCCCCATAGTGAAAATATTTTAGCACCCATAACTAAGGCAAAAGGTAATAAATAGCAATTGCCTGTGATTACTAAATCAGATAACTTAACCAATCCTAAGATCTGTTCTAAGGTTAACTCTCCATGATGGAATGCTTTATCTACACCTCTTGGAGTAACATAAAACTCTTCATTAGGTATATCTGCTAGAGATACGAAGTAATACTTGTCTTTGTATTTATCAATTATCATCTGCAAGTATTCCGGTTTAGGGTCTCTGGCCGGGCATTGCCACTCTTTTCTTTTTGTTGGGAAATGAATTACACAAATCTTTTTCTTTGTCTTGAAGCCCTTGATTATTTTCTTAGCATCTGACTCCCATTCCGGTTTGACAGGCATTGTGAAGTCTTTGCCCTTTATATCCCATGATTGCTCGAACTGGGTTGCTATTGATTTGCCTGCCTTAAATCCTGCCCAATATGAAGGTTTAGATATTTCATTGACTCTGGGTTTATCCACCCATTTATAATCGCCTCTATTCATGCTTTTAATCGCTGACTTGAATTTTAGATGAGGTGGTTTAACAAACTTAATATTGGGAATATCCCAGTAAAAGAACGGGAAATAAGTCATTAGATAGAAGTTTTTGACTCTTTTGGCATACTCTTTGATAAAAGGTCTTTGCCAGATGTTATCACCTGCTCCGGCATAACCTTCTAAGAACACATCCTGTTTGGTAGGCACCTCAGGAAGATTACCGGACAAAGCATCATCAATACTAATCTTAGGGAAGGCGTCTATCTTTGAGTTAAGAGAACAATTGTAAATCTTAAGCCCTCTGATATCTCGATAACGAATGTTCTTATGAGAGATATCCTTCTCAACTTCGTATCCGTTATGAAAGTGTTTTTGGCTTCCGTCAAACCCCAATAAAAAGACTTCCTCATAATCTAAAGCAAAAGCTAATGAAATAGAAGCAAGCCCTGATAAGGTGGAAGCGGGGTTACCGGCATAGATTCCTTTGGTAAAACCTTCTTTACCCTTGAACTGATATCCGGTTCTAAAAGCCCTGATATCTTCTGTCCAGTCGGTAGCTATAACATTGTCAGGAGCATACTTTATACAATTAAGCTGGTCTATGCCTTCCTTGTGGTTTTCATAGAAAGACCTATCCATCCAAAGTAATATTTTGGGTTTAATAAACTGGTAAGCTAAGTTAATGGCAATGACATCTTCTCCGGCCAGTCTGTTGAAGTCAAAACCTTTTAAGCTTTCTCCGCCACCAACGATAAAAACTCTTTTGCTCATTATACTCCTTTGAGGTAAGGGGGAGTTGCCTCCCCCTTAAAATTTTCTATCCTCTTCTCCTGCGTCTCTTTTTAGCCATGGATTCCCTCCATTAGTTTAAATGAAATAAAAGTTCTTTTTATTCATCAGGAGTATACTTAGTCTTAACTGCTACAACGCCGAAATCTTCATCGTTGAATTTAGTTTTCTCTACTCCGTTTAGTAACTTAGTTCCAACGCCTGGAATGGTATCGTAGTCAAACAATTTCTCATTCCAAGATGGATAGCTACCCCAAGCAACCGCTAAAGCCTGTGCTCCCAGCAATGGAGAAATGGCATAATTGAGAGAAGTATCATACAGAAGGTCACTCCTGTCATACTCATAAACAAGCACGCCATCCCACAACCCCATTACACCTGAGAAGATAGGGTTTTTCTTTCCTCTGATGTTAGAGTAATATTGTGCGTTCTTCCATGCAGTCTCAGCTTTCAAAGCTTTAGTCACGTAGGGATGTGCTAACATTACGTAGTATTCTCCACCTTCAATCTTAATAGGCCTAATCTTCGGAGTAGCAAGTTGGGCAACACGCTTAGCCTGAGAGATGTAAGAAGAAAGCATGTTACCTGTTAATGTCTTATCAACTACCCGATTAGAAGTCGGAGAGGTGATAGCAGCTGTAACACATAACTTCTCAATTCTCTCATCAATCCATTCTTTCAAAGCGTCTTTCATCTCTGTTCTCAAATCAAATGCTGGCCTTTGCAGGTCTAAAGTAGAACCTGCTTTTACCGCATTACCTCTCTCAGTTAGAGATACAGCAAAGTCGTAGAAAGTCAAAGCCTCTTCATTCCCTTCAAGTGTAATACCGGTTGAGCTTGATTGTCCACTTCCTGTCAATCTCATTCTGAGGCCAAAAGTAATTTTATCACCTTTGGATTTAGTTAACTCTTTCTTTACCTGAACGATACTATTGGCACTTTCTCCCATGAACTTGGAAAAGAAAGTATCACGCATCGCTTCCTTGTAAAGTTTGGCTGACCACACTTTCTTGGTAAGTGCATCACCGGTTGCAAAAGTTGTATTTGGCATAATTCAACTCCTTATTCTGGGCTCTTAGCAAGCTTATCAAGTTCCTCATCAGAAAGCTTTAAGAGGTCATCCACAGAAGCAGTCTTTAAATCGGTAGCCTTAGTGGCTCCGCTTCCTCCGACTCCTGTCTTGGGCTTTCCTTTAGATAACTTGTCAATTAGCTCTTGCTGAGAGCGTTTCTTCATCAAATCCTGAAACTTAGGATGAGTCAAACCGATTCTGTAGGCTTCTTCTGCCGGATTTGCAGCACGCCTGATAACTTGCCTGTATTCAGGGTTGTCTTTAAGCAATGGGGCTAAGCCATTTTTGATGACTTCATCATAAGCAAGGTCTTTACCTACTTTATCCGGAGCATACTTAGCCTTAGTCTCATTCTCTGAGATACTAAGTAATCTTCCTTCAAGATTTTGGATTGTGGGTGATACTTTATCCATTATCCCTTTCTCCACTCTTGCAATCTCTCGTTTAAGCAGCTCCTTAGCATGCTTAGCCTGAAGATATTCATCCTCTCCAATGTCAAAATCCTCTTCCTTCTTTTGGGAGAGCTCCTTAACTAATTCCTCAGCTTTAGCCAATCTCTCATTTAAGGCATCAGTATATTCTTTCTGTTCTCTCTTTGCAGCCCTCTCCCTTTGAAGGTCCGACAAAAGGCCATTGATTTGACGGTCTTTATCATCCTCCTGAGGTTTTTCCTCTTCGGGCTTGGCTGGTTTTGAGCCCTTCAAGAGTTCAGCTTTTTCCTCTTCGGATAAATTATCTAAATCCTCAGGGGTCAAGCCTTTCTCCTCTAATACTTTGTCCAACTCTTGTTTGTTTGTCTCAGCCATTCTGTCCTCCTTGTTTTTTACCTGCTAGGGGCAGGAAATCGCCTCAAACTCCCCTTGAGGGTGGGGTTGCTCCTCCACTTGGAGCCGACTGCTTAGGCCTTTGCACATCTGGAGGTGCTTGAACCTGCTGCTGTCGTTTAATTGCTTCTATTATCTCTTCCTTGTTGGGGAAGTCACTAGCTTGTATTATCATTTCCATTGGGATTGGTATCCCTTCTCTTAGAGCTTGTATCATCTGTTCAAAGTCAAGCATTCTCTGAGTAGGAGTATTCCTTCTGGTAGTGGTTACCATTTGATACCTTCCTATCTTCCTTGATTCAAGAGCTCTGGATATCTCCTCAGAGTCATGCTTGAGATGCCTCTCTTGGACTATACTCAACATTTCTTCTTCAGAGAGGACATCAGCCTTACGGATAAATTCTAATATGGTTTCTCCCAGTATTCTTTGAGTCCATTGAAAGTTGTCAAATATAGGTTCGGTGGTTACCAACCCATGCTGTTTTCTCAGCTGTAAGGCAATTCCTGACTCCTTCCTCTCGGGAGCAAACCCTAACATATCTCTGGCTCCTGATATTTCTTTTAATTCCTGGTCTGATAGCTCTGCTAACTTGAGATGTCCATCTGACAGTTGAGGCGGGTCTATTCTCCAGATACCTTGGTTCAATCCGTAACCTTTCCTAGCTCTAACTTTAATCCCGGGGGATGAGCCCATTCTCTCTAATCTTTGTTCCTCTTTGGGGTCTAGGGCTCCTTCTGTAACTATGAATCCGGAGCCAGCGGTAGTGTTTAGCATGTGAAGGGCTTGTGACCTTCTTTTGTTTAATTCCTGCTGGGGGTCAATCAAGTCATCCACTTCGCCCCTTACTCTTTGCTTATCTCCAAATACTTGCTCTGAGCAGAACCTGATTAAAGGATACTCTGATATCCCATTGAAGGGGTCTTCCTCATCTTGTAAAACAATATCTCCAACTTTAGTGGTTAAGTTAAGTGTTGGAAGGATTCTCTTCAATCCAACTACTTCCTCTCCATACTTGGCTCTCATGTCCACTATCTTCTGTATCTTCTCATCAGGCTCATCGGTCTCTGTAACATCTAGAGTTGTTTTGTTTACCAGGAGTTTCTTCTCTACCCATTCTTTCCACCAGTATTCTCTAAGAAGGAATCTATGCTTGTGAATATCGGTTACTTCCTGGTCATGAAATTCATCGTAATCCTTGGTCTCATAACTCATACCCAGTCTTTCTCCGGGAGGCAATGAGTCTAATCCTTCTATATCTTTCTTGGCTTTAGGGAATTGTTTAATTATCTCTTCTTTGTTTATCCATGAGGTTCTGATGAGGAATTTAGCATCCGATAAATCATACCTCTGTGAGAAAGGGTCTTCATACACCATAAGGGGGTTTAATGTTTGGAGTAGCAGGTCTCCATTGATTGGCTCTCTTGTGTAATCGATATCTAAAGCCAGCCAGCCCTTCCCTGAGATTATCCCATTAAGAAACTGTTGGGACACCTTCCAGTCGGCTAAAGATATATCATAAAAATATTTTATTAGTTCAGTGAATATCTCTCCTAAGATAGACAATCCTCCTCTTCTTGCCTTTACTACAAGGTCTTGCCTATTCTGCCTCTGGTATCCTGAGATGTTTCTAATTACAGGCTTTATTTTATTGAAAGTTAAAGCTGGTTTTTTGGATTGAGCCAATGTATGTTTGACATGGGGTTCCCATTGGTCTCCACCATAGAACTTAAAAGCCTTAGAAGCCCTATTTCTCCAGTCTCTGTGTTCAGATAAAGCTATCTTCCAGTATTCTTTTAGGTCTTTACTTATTTTATCGCTTCTGCTCATGATGCCTCCAGAGTTCGTTGGAGTATGCTTTTCTTTTTCTTTTTCCTTATTTTTCCCTTTCTGTTCATAATCTTCCCCCAATTATTTTGATTGCTGATACAATTCTTTTATTCAAAGGCAAAGAGTTCAGCTCATGCTTTATATCCTCACAAGCCTTCTCAATCTCCGGCTTAATCTTCTTTCTGGCTTCTTTTCTTAATTTTCTGGCTACTTTTGCATTCATTACAAATTGGTTTTGTGATGTCTCCTATCTTATATTTCATTGGTTTACTACAGTTCATGCACTTAACATGCCATAAACCCTTCTCCAACTGGCTCTTCATCGTAAGCATCTGTTTTCTCCCACTTCTTTTCTGACTCTGTTTTTACTTGAGGCAATATGTATAATCCTAAGACATAAGCATCTGCTCTGTCCGGTGACTGCCCCAAATCCTTCTTGGTTAATTCCTTCGGCGCCAACTGAAACTTCTTAGCTCCCTGTTTATGTTTAACTGCCACCAGTTGCCTTCTTAGCATTTCATCTTCCGGGTATGGAATCTCTTGGCTTATTACCAAATCAGCGAAGTTAGCCCACATCTCAGCTCTTACATTAGCAAAATGCTCTGTATCTTCTGCTGTTTGGGAAGATATAATCTCATGGACTTGCTTACCGCAGCCTCTGACATAATCCCCTACTCCCTTACCAATTCCGATAGCATCTAAGGCAAACTCATCGCATTCGTACTCGTTCATAAAAGAAACTGCTTCAGCCCCTATCTTCTGAGTGTCGTTGATATGTAAAATCTTTCTGTCCTTTATTTCCTCGTTTTCTAAGTAATACAATACGCATTCGTCTCCGCCTATTGCCGGGTCACAAGCTACTAACTTTCTTAAGTCTTGCCGGAATATCCTTTTGTTTTTTAGCCTTTCAAGCTGCGTTTGGGTAATTACTGTTGCATGGTCTTGTAATATATCCCAATCACCTTCTTTATATGCTTTTAGCAATACAGGGTCATGTTTAAAAGCCTCTTCTAAAGTATTGATATAGCTTTCAGGTAAATGCGGGTTGTCCGTTGGTAATGCCGGGATGTAAATATACCCTGAGCGTGGGTTAGTGATAAAGTCTTCCTTTAGCCAGCATTCCCTTGGGTTAGCTGTATAAAGCCTCTTATACGGTGGGACGATTCCCTGATAGACTAATCTAAGAGAAGCTTGCAATACTGAGAGCTCATCTCTTGTTGTTTCTTCTGCCTGGTCTATCCCAAAGAAAGCATATTCAGCTGAATTAAACTTTTGAACTACTGACTCATCATCTAATCCACCGAATAATAACTTAACTTGATTTGTAATTACTATTTCTTTGACCTGCTCTTTTATCCGGTAATAGCCAGAAGGGATTATCTGTTTCCATGTCTCTAAGGTTGTATGAGTGAAATCAACGCTTCTTTTCCGGCCTATAAATCCTACCGGCAATGGGTAGTTAGTCTCTTTAAGGTTGAACATTGCAGCAAGCTTCCTCGCCCAATGGAAAGCCCATAAACAGAATAGGAACGTTTTCCCGCCGCCTTTCGCTCCGCCCCAAAGCACATGATTATTCTGGTTGTTTACCAGGTGTTCCCAGGCTTTATCCTGTTTCTCCGTCAGATTGAACTCTATTATCTCTTTCATTTTTAATCTTCTCAGCCTCTTTTTTGTTCCGGACTATTATTATCTGTGGGTTCTGCCCTTTGATTTCTCCGGAGTGTTGGAAGTCTCTTGGAATAAACTTAACATAAAGGGTTTGAGCTATGTTAATCTTTTCTTTAAGGCTTACTTCCTCTTCTTTTGCTTCTAAGGCCTTAATTAAAACCCTTTCTGATAATTGAGCTACTTTCTTCAACTCAAGCTCTTCTTTCCAACCTTTTCTTCCTACTTTTGCCATTTTAAAATCCTTGTATTAACTAATGCTAATTTTTTCTGTGTTAATAAGTTATAAAAGCCAAAATTCTTACTTTATCTTCCCTTCAAAACTTTTTCCAGTGACATACCACGGGGCAAGCCCCGAAGTTGCTTTAAATCTCTCTCTGTTAAGTTGTCAATCTGTTCTTTTGTGCTGCCGTCTATTTTCATATATTTATTTGAATCCTCGTAGACCCGGCTTAAACTCTCTTTCCAGGAAATACCTGCCATAAAGAGAATATATAAGTATCTTTTACAACACTTAATCTACGAGGATTTTGATTATTCAACTGAAAACTATGCTCATTTCCTGTCGAGGCGGAATGGTTATAGCCGGGATTATCACTTCCGTCAATCCTCTCTATGTTCCTAAGAACTCACATTTATTTCAATGGGCAGTGTTATGACAAAGCTACAACACCGAAAAAACGCTTTAAATTAGAAAAGAGATACACCTTTTAAAGCATACCGCTTTCGTGGCCGGTTTGATTTTCGAGTGCTACCGAAAACTCCGAATAGCCTTTTCGCCACATTTTAATATCAAGCTTGATAAACACAAAACACTCCTTTTCTTGAGTGTAGCAGATTTTTAATTATTTGTCAAGGTTTTTTTATATTACTCCTCCAGTTTAATTTCTAGTTTTTTTATTTTGTTTTTTAATTCTTCCCGCAACTCCCGTAGATAGGGTATCCCATACTTATGGACTTTGTTCTTTTCTCTCATCAGCTCATCTACTTTAGCCCTGCCGTATTTGTCTATCATATATAAAGTGTATTTGCTTAAGTTCCCGCTTAAAAATAGATTACATCTTGGGCATTGAATATGTTGATTGTCCTCTCTAAAATGT